ATTTATAGATCCACCGCCAATTTTTATAGCAATGATTCCATTATAATTATCTTCTTTTAAAAGTACATCTTCATCAAATTGGATTTTTGCCTCCATATAATTCGTCTGACCTCGGGAACTACAGAGACATATGATTTCGCGCTTAAAGTTGTGTTTTCCATGTTTTTCAATGTCTTCTAATAATCTTTTAGATGAGCCCCAATAATCTTGCCAATCAGTTTCTTTTGTGACTTTACGTTTTCTTTTAAATCCTTTTAAAGGGTTTAACTTTCTGATGGTATTAAAGTATTTACGACCAATGTAATCATATCCATTGCTAAGGTTGGTAATACGATACACAAAACCATAAAAATCACCAATATCATCAGAAGTGAATTGTTTCCCATTATGCGTCCAATCGGTCTTCGTCGTAATCGTATTCCGATGCATCATATCCTCCTCTACTTGCCCATTCTAAATTTGACCCACAAAAGGGACAATTTGTAACTGGCATATCCAATTCAATTGCTTCGGTTGCGAAGCCCATCTCGTCTTTAACCATTACTTCAAATGGTTGACTATTACAATTATTACATATCATAAACTTAACTCTCCTACGGTCCAAAATGACATCATATTATCATATGTTCCTATGTACTTTCCATCAATATATATTTGTGGAAATGTTCTAGTCCCTGGTGGAACTTCTTCAAAGAATTGTTTAGGTGTCCAGTCCGGACCCTCTACATTTCTCTCTTCGTAACTTACTCCTTTCTGATCTAATATAGCTTTTGCTTTGCTACAATAGATACAGTTGTTCTTACTCCATACTACTGCTCTCATAAACTTAATCCTTCAAATGAATTTTTATCTACATCTTGTTTAACGCCACCTAAGACGTAAGATGTTATTTCTGTTTCTTGCGGAGCAACTTGAACTGCTCCTCCACTTATCCATTTTTCTGTCCATGGAAGTGGGTTATGCATATGTACTGTGAATGGAACATCATAACCAAGACTCTTAATTCTTTTTGCTCCTATCCATCTTACATACTCTTTAAGAAGCTCACCATTTAAACCAATCATTGAACCACTATCAAATAAGTAATCACACCAATCTTCTTCTTGTACTAATGCATCTTCAAATAATTTCGTTACTTCGTCTTGTGTTTCTTCTTTAATTTTTATAAAATCTTTATCATCTTTAATTAATTGCCTAATTATATTAAGGCTTGCTGCAAGGTGGAGATTCTCATCCCTAGCAATTAACTTAATAATTTTTGCATTACCTTCCATTTGTTTTAATTCTGCGAATGCCCACGAGCATGCGAAGCTCGCATAAAATCTTATTCCTTCTAAGATATAAATAGAAATTAAGCATAAGTATAATAATTTTTTATGTTTATAATTTCCGTATGGTCCTTTCCAATTCATTAGGTTATCATAATGTTCAGATATATCCTTTGCGCAATCTAATATTTCTGGAATTAATTTAATCTCATCAAATACTTTAGATGGATTAGGATAAACATTTCTGATTACATGGGTATAAGACCTTGAATGAATGGTCTCAAAGAATGCCCATGTCTCTATACATAATTCCAATTCTGGATTACTTGCTATGGGTAATAATGCTAAATCTGGACTACGACCTTGTACACTATCTAAAAGGATTTGTCTTTTAAGGTTTGCTGTAAATATATGTTCTTCATTTTCTGTTAATTTACCAAAATCAATTTTGTCTTTTGTGACATCAATCTCATCTGGTGTCCAATAAAATGATAACATTTTTTCATATAATTTTTGGATAGCTGGATATTTAACCATATCATATCGTGCAATATCAACACCTTCGTCAAAGAATAACTCTTTTTCCATGTGGTGTTTTGTGTTGATTTGAAATACGGATTTTTTCATACTATAAAGCTTTCTCCACAGCCACATTCGGCTCTTGAATTAGGGTTGGAAAATTCAAAACCTTCGTTAAGACCTTTTTTAACATGGTCTATTTGTGAACCATCTACGTACACTAAAGATTTTTGGTCGATTAAGATTGGAATACCTTGCTCTTTATATTCGGTATCTTCTATATTTTTATATCTGGCCCATTCGAGTACATATTGCATACCTGAACATCCTGCAGCTTTTACCATTATTCTTAAACCTCTATTTTCACCGATTAATGGTTTAAGTTTTTCGAGTGCAGTAGGAGTTAGGGTAACCATATTAATATGTATACGAAAAAAAAAAGACCGGAGTATTGGGTGATAAGGGACTCCGGAGAAAACCTCAACTAGCTATCATGCAGCTAGTAAATAATCGTTTTGATTGCCGATTAAATTTTTCATTTTTAAGCCTTTGTTGGCTGACGAGTCTCAAGCGGATCTGCTACCTAATCGATGCCTTGTCTCCCCCATTTAATAATACTACCTGAATATTATTAGGTGGAGGAGGTGGGAATTGAACCCACGTGTTAAGTGCTCCTACCTTTACCTTTACGTCGTTTAACTCACTTCATTTTTGAATGAATGTTATTTATGCATCATCAGATGAAAGTAATTTCCACAGAATTCCTGCAGCAATTAATCCAACTAAGCCAGCGTCTCCTAGCTGATGAACAATACCAATGATTGTACCTATGACGTCGCCGCCAAGGAAAGGTACGCTTCCACCAAAAACGATTTGTAAAACAATCGCTAAAGAAATAAGCATCACACCGATACTTGTTGCAGCGGCTACGCCGCCAGTGATTTTATCTAACATATATTCTCCTATGTCGTTTTAAAAAATAGTTTAGCCTTGTCTCGAAGGTGTATCATTTCTATACCCCGTGTTGTGGTATAAAAAATTCTCTTGTTTATATATATAAAATTTCTACGTGGACTTGTAGACTATTATGAAATGATTCCGGTTATCCTGTTTCCCCAGAATATAGTATATATATAATAATTCAATTTTCCAAAAATGGATTATCAATAGACTCTGTTATTGTTATTCCAAATCTTTTATTAGTAATTCCTTCTACAGTATGTAATACATTAACTTTTAATTGATGCCATCTATTTGGTTCAATACATTCTCTATGAATCTCTTTATAATTATCATCATACCAAACTGTTTCTACATTATTTCCACCAGTATTTATAATATAATTAAATGCAAAATCTCTATCATCTTTATGTATAGGAACACCCCTATATATACATTGATAATTACATAACAAATTATCAATTCTGGTATAATGGGTGGATTTATCAACTAAATCAGGAAATAATATTTTTAATTCCTCCGTTAATTCATCTCCACATTTATGTATAGTATAAAATCCACTGCCGTATTTCCAATGGTTTGGAATTTTCTGAACTTGATAATAATTTTTATATCTACTTGGTTGTCGTATATTTAAATATTTAACAAATTGATTTTCCATATTATATATTATACCATAGTTTTAGCCAAAAGTAAACAGCTAAAGGGTACAAGATTCACAATAATCATCATATTCTTGTTGGGTAGCAAAGTCATCTCTTGATAAATCTTCAGTTGATTCATCTTCAATTGCTAAATCATTTGTATTAAAATAATATAATTGTTTACCACCATACTTATAAAATGTAATTAAATCCTTCATCATTTCAGACATTGGAACTTTATTATCCTCATATTGAGCTGGATTATATGATGTATTTACGGATATTCCTTGGTCAACATACTTTTGGATTACTGCCATAATTTTTAAATAACCTTCTGGTCCTTTTTGGTCCCATAACAAATCATATTTATTTTTAAGGTTATATATTTGTGGTACAACCTGAGCCATTACACCATCTTTTGATTGTTTATATGATACTAATGCCCTTGGTGGTTCTACACCATTTGTAGCATTACCTATTTGAGCTGATGTTTCAGCTGGCATAATAGCCATTAATGTACTGTTTCTTATACCTGATTTTTGTAATTGATTCTTTAAAGACTTCCAAGGCATCCTTTGTTTCGGCTTAATTAGTTCATCCACTTCACTTTTATAAGTGTCTATCGGCAGTATCCCGTGACCGTATTTGGTCTCTAGTGACTTATAGCAACATCCCTTCTCTTGAGCCAAATCAGCACTAGCTTTAATGAGATAATAAGACCACGCTTCCGCGTACTCATCAACTGTGGCAAGAGCTTCATCATTATATTTAAGTCCTCTTTTAGCAAGGAAATATGCAAGGTTTATTATACCAACTCCTAATGGTCTCCTATTCATTGTTGACCTTTGTGCCGCAATAATAGGATAGTTTTGATAATCCAATAATGCATCTAAAGAACGTACAGCCAATTCACAATATTTTTCAAAATCTTTAGGGTCATTTATTAATCCCCAATTAATTGCTGAAAGAGTACATAAAGATATTTCACCTTTTTCTGTATCATCATAAGATTCTAATCCATGACTTGGTAAATCAATTTCACAACATAAATTACTTTGGTGAATTGGTGCTTGCTTCTCAATAAATGCACCATGTGTATTTGCATGGTCTACATTTTGTAGATATATTCGGCCCGTCTCTTTGCGTTCTGTTAAGAATTGTGAGAATACTTCTAAAGCTGGTAAAGATTTTTTACGTATTTTACGTGACCTTTCATACTTCTCATATAACTCTTGGAATAAATCTTGGTCCTCAAAAAATGCATCATATAATCCAGGCACATCATCAGGCGAAAAGAAAGTAATATTCCCACCAGTTAATAATCTCTCATACATAAGCTTATTAAATTGGAAGGCATAATCCATATTACGAATACGTGTTTCTTCTGTACCTCTATTGTTTTTTAATACAACTAAGTCTTCAAATTCATAATGCCATATTGGTAAATAAACAGTTGCAGCTCCTCCCCTAACACCACCCTGACTACAAGATTTTACTGCAGATTGGAAATATTTAAGGAATGGAATTAATCCAGTATGTACTACTGAACCATCACCAATATGAGCACCTACACCACGTATTTTACCAGCATTAATACCTAATCCAGCTTTTTTACTAATATATGAAACAATAGATGTTGCTGTAGCATTAATAGAATTTAATGAATCATTTGATTCGAGTACAACACAAGAACTAAATTGTCTTGTTGGAGTTCTTACACCAGCCATAATAGGTGTAGGCAATGAGATATAAAATTGACTTATAGCATGATAAAATTCTCTTATAAATCTCATTCGTCTTCCATTATACCTACCAAATAATGTCATAGCAATCATTATATAAAGAACTTGTGGTGTTTCATATATAGTACCATTTGCTCTATTTTGTACTAAATATTTTGACCTCATTTGTTCCATACCAGCATATGTGAAGTCATCATCTCTAGAATGATTAACTATATAATTGTTTATATAATCTATTTCAGCTTCTGAATATTGATTTAATATTTCTGGGTCATATACACCAGCATCAATGTTGTGGTCAATAATATCTTTAAGAGGCCAAGGGTCTTTGTCACCATATACTAATTTTTTAAGTTTATAATTAATTAGCCTTGCAGCTACAAATTGATAATTAGGTGTATTTTCAGTTATGAGTTCAGACGATGATTTGATAAGAAGATCGTGAATTTTAACTGAATCCATCTTCTCATATATTTGAACATTAGCGCGCATCTCTATTTCAGATACTGAAACGCCTGTTAAATCCTGGCACGCCCATTCGAGTACCCGGTGAATCTTATTAATATTAAATGGTTCAGTTTCACCAGACCTTTTGGTCACAAAAATAGACGTCATTTCACTCCAATTATTTTAAAATATATACTATTATACCATACTTTCTAACGAAAGTACATAGGATTATAGAATATTTTCAGCCGATATAAAAATGTTTTCCCTAGTTTTATATATAGGAACACCTGCAAAATGTGTTACAGGCTTTTTAGAATCTAAATGAATAATATTTCCCTTTATATAATCTGAAATATCATTATTTAGAATGTGTTGACCTTCATGAATATCTTTAATTTCTTCAGTTAAGTCAATTGAAGTATCGTGACCTAAGTCTTCTAATACTTTTAAAATATCTTCTTCAGCCATGCCATGCTCTTCTTTAAGTAGATATAAAGCAGCTGCATAAGAAGCTATTCGTGTTCTTCCAAATGGAACTTTGGACATTAATCTTTTAATATTAAATACTAATTTATGAAAAGATGTATAAGTTTTCTTTTGAGCTGAGGTTTGGTCTTTACCTTTAACTAACAATTTTCCATCAGCGTCAATTACGCCTTCTTTAAAAGCATCAGTTTTTTTCCAAGGTGTCACAAGTAGTTTAATAAATCTAAATGTTATGATTAAATCTACAGCACCTTCGTTTAAATATTGACTCATTTATAATTTCCTTAATACATCTACAATTGTTGAATCTAATGGAACTTCAACATATTCACTTTCAGGTAAATAATTTAAATACACTAAAAATGTTTTTATAATACTTTTTAAAGTTATATGCGTTTTGGACATTAGGATTTCTGCACATACCTCTGGCCCTAACACATTACCTAATATAATAATGTGATTTAATATTAATCGCTCTTTCAAATCATCATCACGATAATACCTATTAATTAGCCGGTTGATATATTTAAATCTTGATATATCTTCCTTAAAATCTTCATCGGTCGACCACTTATCTTTTTGATAATGCTTGGCCGCGTATAACTCAAAGTTATCTTTAGTCAATTCCATAATATATATTTATGGTTATTTTTTTGGAAACAATTCTTTTTTTAATTGACTCCATAAAGACTTTTTAGACTTACGTCTATCAAGCTCTATACCAGCTTTACGTCCTGCGGCTTCCATCTCTAATTTAGTTGAATTTTCATTCACTTTTGGAGCTGCTTTCTTTTTAGGTTTTGGTTTTACACCATTCCATTCATCAACTTCTTCTTGGGTTAAGTTCACTGCCATTAATAATTCACCACCTGGCGAAATATAACCACCTAATGATGCACTAGTTCCTACTGGGAACATCTTTTTTGTTGCTGCCATTATTATCTCCTAATTATTTAAACATACATCTGATAACCAGAAATTTTTAAATCTTTCTGATTCTTTCAGTTTCACTTCAACGTGATTACTCCCTAGTTTATTAATTGTACCTTCAACACCATCAAGTGTTACTACGTCATCATTCACATTAAATAAATTACCAGCCACAAATTTTTCTCTTAAAAGTGAGGCTCGTTTCAATTTCACATCTTGTCTAAAAGATTTTGACTCCTTTATACCCATGCCGGCTTGAACTGCTTTCATTAGTCCCTCGGCATCTTTAAATTTCTTTGGCACACCACTAGTAAATGCAATTAAATCATTGTCTT